CATATTCATCGCACTCACTTTTAATAAGTGCATCGGCAATATAACCCTCAATAACAGACCATTCAGACTGTATTTGTTTTGGGCTATATCGCCTTACTAGCAATTAGAAGAATCCACCACCTAATAAACCACCGAGTGCTGCACCGCCTAACGCACCATAAGTACCACCAATTGTTTGTGGAAACGCTTGACCTAGTGCATATCCACCTAGACCGCCAGCAATTCCACCGCCAAGGATGCCTGCGCCCCGATTCTGATAGGTAGGAACATCTGTGGTTCTTGTTCCATATTGACCTAATGGAGTGCCATAGACCGATGACAGATAGCCTTGGAGTTGCTGATATGGCAACTGTTGTCCGAACTGATAACGAGCTAATTGCTCTTGTAGAGGTTGTGCAGCGATTGCCTCTTGTTGCGCGCCCACTTGAGCCAATGTTTGAGAAGGTAGGAATTGTTGACCATAAAAACTAGGTGCTGCACCAGCCAACTGAGCTTGGGCTAATTGAGCCTGTTGTTGCATTGCTCTTTCTTGTTGATACTGAGTTCCTGCGATATTGGATGTAATATCACCTAGAGACCGCCCATAAGCCTCTGTAGCAGTTCCTAATGCTCTTTCCATAGCACCACTACCCAATCGACCAGATCGACTGTAAAGGCTCGAAATGCCTGGCAATACTGCTTGGCTAAACTGTTGGGTTAATGGGCGAGTCGCTGCCTCCATCATTGCTTGTTGATAAGGATTGGCATTTAAGAATCCACCAGCAGCAGTCTGTCCGACTTGACCCATAGATGCTTGATAAGCCTGTTGAGCCTGTTGTAGAACAGGAGACTGTTGACGAGCCAATTGTTCTTGCTGTGCAATAGCCTCAGTCGTAGCAGCAGATGGGCTTACATAAGTCTGACCAGGAAAGAACTCAGGTTGTTGTCCTGTTAAGAATAGACTCTGTGCCCTCTCTAAACCTTGGGTAAGGTATGGGAGTAACGCTGGATCAATTGACGATGTGCTTGTGGTTGTTGCCATAGTTTTATCCTATCAAAATATAAGCATAAGTCTTGTTTGCGGTTGAATTTGCGTAGTGTGAAATTACAGCACTTCCGCTTGTCTGAGAACTAACATAGATGTTTGAGTACGATTGTGGCGCAATATGATTCACAGTAACAATAACCGCAGCGGTTGCTGGGGCAGGTGCTACTGGCTCATAACTATCTATGGTAAGTTTCTGGTCGGTAGGAGACCACCAAAACTCAACATAGTCATTAGCCACTAAATTTACAAAGTAATTCCAAGCAATAATCGTATGACCGTCTATGCCACCAGCACTTCCGTGAACAGATACCAAACCATTTGAACCATCAACGGATGTGCCGTTCTTTTTGATCCATGCGTAGATGTTCTTGATGCCAGAAGAATTGTTGTTGATTTGTGCAGACCAAGAAAAGTTATAAATACCAGGGTTTGCAACAGTAATCTTTGATTCTTCTACCAAAGAAATACCATTACTAAGATTGGTTGTGTTTAATTTTACTGCCGCACTTCCTCCAGATGCCAGGGCTTGTGAACCATGCACAAAATCACCAGAGCTGTGTGATGCGTTTGATGTTCCAAAATCGCCACGGGTGCATCCAGTAAATGATGTAGATGTTTTTCCGGTGTAACTAATAATTTCATTGTTAATTCTTATTACCCCAGCAGACCTAAATCCACTGGTGCTGACTACTGGGACTGTTGTTACAGAAGAATTGATGTTGCCGCTTAGTGTTGTGTACGATAAATCCTGAAATTCTCCGTATGGTGCTGTGTCCTGCTCGGCAGCATCCGAGAACGGAATTAGGAGTATTTTTGTATCTACAGAAATCCGCTCGTCATACAGGGTCGTAGTCGTTGCGTTACCGGTATTCAGCGTGATCGTGCCGGTGTTGTTGGTTTTGCCATTCATAATCCCATTGACTACTTCGGCAACACCGCGCTGATCTGCTCCAAACGGAGGCAACACTCGAAACATTATCTAGTTCCTAACGGGTTCATTTCTACATCAATCCCTACTGTATTAGTCCATTGACCTGTAGGAGTTAATTGTAGACGATGATACCTTCCAACACCACGCAAAGATACTCTATTTTCGGCATCTGCTGCTGTCTGTGAACCAAATATGACTTGTTCGCTTAAAAGCCTACGAGAGAATAATGCAACGCTACCAGAGCCATTATCCACAATTGGTTTAGCTAGAGTGATGGCTGAGGTTACACCTGGCATCTCAATATCGCCTGTCTCAATGTATGCTGTATTGTTTGCACCTGAGAAAGTAATGATCTTGGTGTTTCTGACACCGGCAAACTGCATCTTTCCACCAAGCCAAATACGGCTATCAAACGAGGTAGGAATAGTGTCTAAATTACCGAATACATCTAATCCTTCTAAAGCTACAGATGGTGTAGAAGATGATGCAATTCTGCTTGCATTAGTCGTACCGCTAGTCCACTTGTTTGTCTGATAATTGTAGATAAGTAGTTTATCTACAGTTGCAGAGGCTTGAGAAGCATAAGCCCAAATAACGAGCTTTCTAGCAGGATCTACTGCTGCCGACATAAGGTTTAATGCACCTTCATCAACATCTGAAAAAAAGTAGCGATTGACCTTTTCGTTCCCAATCGGAATAATCTGCTGTCCATCGCAGGCATAAAAGCCATCATCTGATAAGAAGAACGATGTGCCACCATACTGAATAATGGAGTTTGCCTCGTAGCATCCTTGGTTTCTGCTGATGTTATCGAACTGAAACACCAAAGGACTACCGATATACGACATCCGATGGATAGAACGATCCATAAAGACTAGACCATACTCGCCACCTGTAAGACCGACTACAGAGCCACCATCGGGAATATCTTGGAAGTCTGCCTGTGTAGTTGCAGAATTAGCCCAAGAGGATTCGTCTCCTAACGCTGACCATTGCACTCTGTTTGGATATACAGTAGAGCTATTTACATAGCCTGACACTACAAAATCGCGCACTACTGTTACATACCTAGATTGAGGAGCATCGGAGGCTAGGTCTTGGAATGTAGAACTTGTGTTTACATTGTATCCCTGTAGCCTGTTACCGCCATTCGCTGCGACCAACACATTCCCAAATTGGGTGAATCTCCACCTTTGATTGGTAGGAGTTGTGTACAAAAATGTTACTGTTCCTGTATCAGCCGTTGTTGTAATGTCTGTGCCAGTTTGAGCATAACTAAATGTTGTAGAAGTAACTACTGTAATAGTAAATGTGCCATTGACACCAGTAGTAGATGTTGCAGCTACTGTTACCGAATCGCCCACAGAATATCCATGAGCAACAGATGTGGTAATAGTAACGACATTGGTTGTTCTGACAACATTGGTAATTGTTCTGCTTGCCTTGACTACAGAATCCAAAGATAGGTCTGTAGTGTCTAACTTAAATAGTTTTGTAGCACCGCCAGCAAACACAAGTGTTACTCCTGCTGATGTTCTAGCAGCGACTACATTGTTTAGGTTTTCGGATGCTGCACCAGAATAGTCCTCGGCTGCGTTGATAGCACCATATCCCAAAGCCTTAGAAAAGACATTTTCTGCCCTTTGTAATCCATTGGCTAGACCTGGCTGATCTGGAGTCCACTCCCCGAAAGTTATTCTACTTATTGCCATTGTGAGTTTCCGCTAGATATATTTGACCAAGTTGTTACTGTTGGTGTTGTTCCTGTCCAAGTCTCTGAGCCTGCCGATGCAACAGTCCATACTGTCGCACTAGGTGATACACCTGTCCAAGCCTCTGTTTCTGCTGTTTCGTCTGTCCAGTTATCGCCTAAGACTCTGCCAAAGCAATTAACTAGGGTTATTCCGTTGACTGTTGCTACTGTGCTATAAACGGCTACTGGGTTTGCTGTTACTGTTGCCTGACAAACTACAGATCCTATTCCTTCAAACTCTACACCACCTACACAACTAACTGTAGCTGTTGCTGAGATACTGCCTGTGCCTAGTCTTTCTCTGATTCCTTCTGCGACTGCTGTGCCTGTGGCTGAAACAGAGCCAGAGCCTGTTCTAGTCCTAATAGCGACTGCCGATACTGTACCTGTTGCGCTGACAGCACCTGATCCACTAAATATTCCAGATCCATTAGCGAGGATCGTTGCCACACAGCTAACAGATCCAGAGCTTGTTCTAATTCTGATTGATTCTGCACTTACTGTTCCTTGTGCTACGACTGAGCCTGATCCATTACGGACTGCAAAACCATTAGCAGTTACTGTGCCATCGGCTGTAATAGAGCCTGATGAGGTTCTTGTTCTTACTGCGCTTGCTGATACTGTGCCATCTGCTGTTACTGAGCCTGCACCTTGTCTTGTTCTAATACCATTAGCAGATGCACTAGCGTTAGCTGTTACCGAACCATCACCATACAGAATACAAGTATTAGCTGAGTTCCATATTGGATCATCAAACGAAACAAGTATTTGCTCTAGCGTTCCAAACTGATCGATACTATCAATCGAGAACGCGCCACAGTAATCTGCTGGCATATTACGCCAATGTTACTGTGAGGCTTCCTGATGCAATCTTAAACAAATCACCTGTTTCTATGGTCTTGGATGCATCTAGGGCTGTATGATACAAAAGGTTGCCGGTAGTAAGTGCATCTAAGATTCCAATGTGGCTGACTGTTCCCCAAGTAGAAGTACATTGTGGGAATGTAATGTCAGCAGTCGTAGTTGATACTCCGTTACTAGGCACACCAAATGTAGCTGATTGGCGAGCATACGATCCACCACTAACCTCTGTTCCTGTATTAGCATCTGTTGGGTCGCTAGTATAAAGACCAACATAGACTACAGAAGGAGAGGTAAAGGTTGTTGCTCGTAGAGTTGCATTGACTAGTGCATTCTCTAGGTAGTTTGACATTTCAGCCATATTATTTCCTTATCGTGAGGTTACGCGCATTTGTAATGGAACACCCGAATACTCGCCATTTTGATCTGCATCGGATATGTTTTTAATTGCTCTGTCGTACAGGGTTGCCCATGTCTGACTTCTTGCATCGTTAATTAAGTATGGCTCTGCTTCTAAAAGAGAGGCATAGAGGAGAGCATCTGGATAATTAGCAAGAAATACATTGCTTGCATTACCAGTAGACAATACAGTAGGTTTAGCATAGTAGAGGATCTCCAATGTATATGCTGTATCTGGCTTTGGTGCTAACTCAAACTCAGTTGCCAAGATTGTGTAATAAATTGGTTTACCACTCTCGTCTGCCGGAGCATCCCTAGTAAATAAACTAGGAGACATATAAGTAATGGGGTATCTTGGGTTGCCTTGGATATGCAAATCACGAATCTCTAAAAAGTCTGTTGGTAGGGCTACTTTGCCATCACCGCTTACTGTTAACGCTGTAGCTGACTGTAACATCTGCCGAGTGCGTAAATCTCTAGCCATGCGTAGCTCTGCAAAGCTAATAAAGTCGGGGATAACCGATGTTAGGTCAGATCGACCTAAGTAGTTAGCCACCGATGCTTTGAGATCGGTAAAGTTTGTATAAGCCATAGCTCTCTCTTAATCTTTTGGTATTTCGATGTTATGCCATCCATAGACATACTGCCCAATATGCTTTATCTGTTTAGATAGATCGTGGTCTACCCAAGTGTCAATTCCTGCATCTCTTGCTTTTATGCAGAAGTAAATGTCCTCACCTAATATCTTATTGTTTAGGAGTTGCTCAAAAAAGAAGTATGGTTTTTCAATCTTGTCGATGACACTTCGTTTAATCAGCATAATTCCACAGCCAATCCCATCTACTTTCTTAATGCCTGACTTAGCATTGGAGTAAACCGCTAACCAATCTACCGATCCATCATCATTAATATGGATATTTCTAGCGGTAGGGCTAACAGGTTCTGCCCTTGTAGTTGCGTTGACCCCGATAATATCTTTATCGTGAGCCATTAAGATCTTTAAGGTGTCTTTTGGAAACCTCATATCAGCATCTACAAAGAGCAGATAATCTGCCTTGTTTTCTAGTGCTGTTTCTACCAGTTTATTCCTCTGGTCAAATATTAGCGTTCCAGCACTCGTAAACAGGTCTATATCGTGTTTTGTGGTCTTAATGGTATATGCACACATTGCCACCAAATCAAACGCTGTAGCGACCTCCATTTGCCCTCTAGCTGGCAATAAAATAGCGATCTTCATACTTCACCGCCTCTAGTGCGGAAAACCCTGTTTTCGGGGTCATTTAGCCACTTTTTAAGAGCTTTCTGATCAAGGATATGAAACCCTCGCATAATCCCCTTTGCATTTAGCTCATTAATAATTGCTAAAGGTAAAGAGGCTATTTTGTTCTTCTTGTCGATAATCTCTCCAGACCATCCAGTTTTACCTGAATTTTCTTTGTACTGAGCCTTGGTATGCTCAATAAAGTCGGTTAAATCGGTCTGTGAATGGATTACGATACCACCTTGCCCATCCGAATGTATTGTTCTTACTTCACCATCAACTACATCTAATATCTTTTTCAATCAATCACCTATAGAGAAATGGGGTAGGTTTTGCCTACCCCATATTCTACAGACTATCTAGATTTTATCAAGATAAGTCGAAAGCACCGCCATGAGCAGCTTCATTGCGAACTTCCAAGGTCAATTCAGCCAAGATTTGTTTCTTGTCTGCATCGCCAACTTTTGCAATGTCGTTGGTCTGGAATGGGCGCAAGTAAGCCAATGCTGCATACTCAGGATCGAGGATGAGAGCATCACGAGTACGCATAAAGCGGTTAGGAACGATCTGCAATACACCAAAGTCGGACTGATATAAATCAGCACCGGCTAGGATGGTTGCTTGACCATTCGTAGGTACTTGATAGCGTTGTGCAGCCAAGCCAGTAAAGCCTGATACAACTTGCTTTTGTGCAGGGCTAACAAACAATGCTGATGGTGTACCACCACTTGCAAACACTTTAGCGATAACATCCTTGAGGATGGTCTCGGTAAATGCACGAGTTGTACCATCGGTACGAGTAGAGACACCAAGGGTTGTTGGGTCTACACCAGTAACGGAAGTACCATTCTTGCTTGTATTGGTCTTGATGTACGAGAGCAAAGAACCCATCTTACGAGCAGACGAACCAGACGAACCTGCTGTCTGACCTTGGTTTGCTGTAATGATAGTCTCGATGTCGCGCTTGATCTCAGCAGATGCTTTAGCCAACTGGTAAGCCATCTCAGACTTACGACCAGCAAGGTCAGAAGCCAAAAGAGTACCAGAAACCATAACAGTCTTACCAACGATCTGTGTAAGGTTGCCAAGGCGAGTTGTTGGGGTGATAGTACCTTCGGTAGCTGTTGCACCTTCAACTAATGCGTTGGCGGTGGTAGCTGCTGCAAGGCTGTCTGTTTGCCATTCATGGTTTACCGATGTTGCTTTGGTTTTACCAATGGTTGACATGATTGGGGTGTCGGTAGGGCTGATGTCATAAATAACATCGGTTAAGTCCTCACGCGCACCAATAGCGGTGTAGCGATCATATGCTGCCATGATTAAATTCCTTTATAAAAATCGTTCAAATAAACGAACCGCATCCTTTTTATTGCCTGATTGGCGTAATACGGCTCTCTCTTTTTTAAATGTTTCATTATCAGAACTCTGCGGATTAGATGTTCCTGGTCGAATAGTCTTAGGAGCATTGGCTACTTTCTTAGAAGTAACACCTTTGCCTGCCATCAACTTATCGTACTGTGCTGCTTTATAGAGGGCTAGTACAGCGCGACTATCGTAAACCTGAGACAACTCTTGATCGGTAAATCCTTGAGATTTTGCATAATTGCGAATGTCTCTACGGATTACTTCGGCTTTCACATCATCCTTAAACTCTGGGATAGCCTCTACAAGTTTTGCCTGTTCTGCTTGGATATGCTTTTGCAACTGTGCTTGAGTATAAGACTGCTGTTCTTGCTGAACTCGCTGTCTTTCCATCTGCACCGCTTGCAACTGCTTCTCTCGTTCCATCTTCTCTGCCATAGCAACTGCATAAGCAATAGGATCTTCTGCCTTTAAATTAGACAGATCTTCTCCTTGGTCTTGCTGTTGTAACAGTTGCTCAATAACTTGGAGTCGTTGGGCATAGGTTTCTCTGGTCTTTGCTGCTTCCGCAATCTTTACTCGATCAGCCTCTACAGCCTTTCGTTGTTCCGCTAAAGATTGGGTTTTCTTCTGATAATCGGCAGTCCTACTGTAACCATTCAAAAGTTCATCAAGGCTAACTTCCACTTCTTCACCAGAGACTTTAACTCGGTATTTGGGGAGTTCCTCTACTTCTTCTTCTTGGCTTT